TAGAATATCACAAAACACTTTAAACCAATTCGAGATAAGCGAAGAGAAAGTGTATCAACCAGCAAAGCAAAAAGAATTAAACTCAATTTGTTTTAATTACTTCGAGGGTGAGAAGTTGGTTAATAAAAAATATCGTTCACCTAGTAAAGATTTTACACAACACAAAGGAGGTAAACCAATATTCTATAACATCAATTCAATTATAGACGCAGAAAAGATTTACATAGTAGAGGGAGAAATAGATGTACTATCATTTTATGAGATAGGAATTAAAAACGTTATCTCATTACCAAATGGTGCAAATGATAATGATGAATATTGGATAAATTCAGAATCATATTTAAAAGATGTTAAGCATTTTGTTATTGCAGTGGATAATGATGAGAAAGGAATAGAGATAAGAGATAAGATTGCACAACGTTTAGGGCGCTATAGATGCACTTTTATCGAGTGGATGGGTAAAGATGCTAACGATGATTTAAAAAGCTCTCTAATCGCAAATTCTGTAAAGAACGAAAAACGATTTTCAATAGGTGGTACATTCAACTCAATGGACTTATTAGATGAAACTTTAAGACTTTACAATGAGGGTATGCCAAAAACAATTTACCCAAAGAATAAAATGTTCGGGACTTTCAATAAAGACTTTAGCATAATGATGGGACAATTAACAGTTGTCACTGGTATTCCATCACATGGCAAGAGTAGTTTTATTGATTGGTACGCTCTAAATTTAGTTAATGATTACAATTATAAACTATCTATTTACTCACCTGAACACAACCCTTTAGGGCTTTACAACTCAAAGTATGCTACTCTATCAAATGGAAAGCCTTTCTTTGGCAAAAATAAAATGAGCGAATCTGATTTATATCGTTATACTGAATGGTCAAAAGAAAAACTATACTTTACAACATCAGAAAATGGAATGGATTCCGATTGGGATTGGTTACTAGAAAAGTTTAAAGAGCAAATGTTTACCTATGGTATTAATATGTTTATTATAGATGCTTGGAATAAAGTATTAATGCCTAAAGGAATGAGTGGTAAGGATGCAATAGATAACATCTTAACACGTTTAACTTCTTTTTGCATACAATATAACGTTCACGTATTTTTAGTTGCTCACCCTACAAAAATGAAGAAAAACGAAAAGACTAATAAATATGATATTCCAGACCTTTATAGTGTTAGTGGTTCATCTGATTTTAGAAACCAAACACATAACGGTTTATGTGTTTATAGAGAATTCCCAGACGAAAATAGCAATGGTTGTACTTTAGTAATCAATTTAAAAACAAAGTATGACTTTCAAGGAAATATTACAAGTATGAATAAATTCAATTGGAATAATGATAATCGTAGATTCTTTGTAGATGGTTCAGATTCATACGAAGATTTTACAATAGATAAGAATAAAGAAAGTGCATTACAACCAAATTTAGATTTTGATAACGAAATGCCATTTTAAATAATATCATTATATTTACAAAAAAAAGATTATGAATAAAAAACTAAAAGAAAGAGTTAAAGATTTACTAGTTAATCAAATTGATACTAGAGATAATGACAATTTACTAATATCGCAAATATGGCTAGATGAGGGTGTACCTGAAAATAGTATTTACTTTTTAATAAAGTATAGTAAAGGTGGGTTTACTTCTGCTGAATCAATTAGAAGAGCTAGGCAAAAGTTGCAAGAGAAACACGAAAATCTAAGAGGTGATAAGTACAACGAAAGACAAAGAAAAGGTGAAGAGGTAAGACAAACTATAAGTAAATGAATACAATAAACATAAAAGCACTATCTGTTAACTCATGCTATCAAGGTAGAAGATTTAAGAACAACAATCATAAAGTGTACGTGCAAAATGTTTTAAGTCAACTTCCAAAAGATTATAAAATTAATCAAGCACCTTATAAGCTAACACTTGAATTTGGTTTATCTTCTAAACTTCAGGACTTAGATAATTGTATTAAAGTGTTTCAAGATTGCCTTGTTAAAACGTATGACTTTGACGATAGAGATATCTATGAATTACAAGCATCAAAAGTAATAGTTAAAAAAGGTTGTGAATTCATTAAGTTTGATATATCTAGTTTAAAATAAAATTATTATATTTGAGTATGGAAGCACCAAAACATTATGACAATTCAAAAGGCACACTTTACAAAGTAGCTGAAGAACGTGGATGGAATACTTATCTATTTGATATTGTTAAAAGATTAGAAAGAGCAAACAAAAAAGGAGAGTTTGAAAGCGATTTAAAAAAGTCTAAGTTAGTAATTGATTTATGGTTAAAAGAAAATGGAAGAGAAAATAGTTAAAATGATACTTGAACACAAAACAAGTTACCTAAGAAAAGGTTATAATTACATAGTAGAGAAAGAAGATGAAAAATACTACTATATTAATTTTTGTGGCAAAATGGTAAAGTACCCGAAATTCTATTTTATGGAAGTTGAATTATGAATAACCTAACAGAACTTTCAAAGAATCACAAAGAGTACATTCAAATAGTAAAAACATTTGGAGGTAACGTAGACCCTGAGGACATAGTACAAGAAATGTATATTAGACTTCACAACCACCTAGAAAGATACCCTGACAAAGAATTAAATCTATTTTATTGTTGGTCAACTCTAAGAAATATCTTCTTTGATACCTACAAAGAAGATACAAGGTACTGCGACAAAGATATAAATGACTTTCACTACCTAGAAGAACAAGAAGATAATACAGAAGAACAAGAAGCCTACTCCCAGCTACAACAAAATATTAATAATGTAGTTAATAGTCAACATCACTTTGATAGTAGGTTATTTCAAATATATTCAAGTCAAAAAACATCAATTAGAAAACTATCTAAAGAAACTTGTATAAGCCCAAGAACAATTTTTTGGAGCTTACAACAAACTAAGAAACTAATTAGAAAAGAACTTAGAGAGTATTACGAAGATTACAAGAATGAAGATTACGAGCTACTAAAGAAATACGAGATACAACAAGAACAATTAACGCTAGATTTATAATGGAAAGTAAACCAAAACAAACAAGGAAACGTAATGTGTAAGTTAAATAATATAAAAGATAAGGAGTTTGTGATATACCGATTAGTAAAAGAAAACTATGTAGGTGTTACAACAAATTTAAAGAAAAGATTACTAAAGCATAGGAATAAAAGTAATTTTGACATTTCAGAGGTTGTTATCTTAAAAAGAACAAATTCATTAGAAAAAGCACTTAAAAATGAAATTAAGTTTCAAAAATATTATAAATGTACTAAAGGAGTAAGAAATCAATATGGAGCTAAAAATCCGTATGCTAAACAAGTTTTATGCCTTAAAAGTGGAATATATTACGATACCATAAAGGAGGCTTGTGAGTCATTGAATTATAGCTATTCAGATGTAAGACATAAAATTAAAGATGAAAATAATAAATATTTACTAGTTAGATTATGATTGAGAAAAAACCTACAAGAAAAAGAAAACCTAAAGGATTAGGAGATACTGTTGAAAATGTTTTAAAAGCAACTGGAGTAGATAAAATTGCAAAGTTTATTTTAGGTGAGGATTGTAATTGCGATGAACGTAAAGAGAAACTAAATAAAATTTTTCCTTACTTCAAACCTTTATGTTTAGATGAACAAGAGTACAACGAACTAACAGAGTTCTTTAATGGTCGTACAAGCCAAATAAATCCATCTAAGCAAAAGAAACTACTTAAGATATACAATAGGGTACTAAACCAAAAACAAGAGCCTACAACGTGTTCTGATTGCTGGAGAGATATTATAAACAAACTAAAAAAGGTTTACGATGAGTACTAAAATAGTTGAAGTCTTTGAGTGGTATCAGATAGACGTACACTTAGATTTAACTCTAAGGTTGTACACAAAGCATTTTATACTAACGTGTAATAATTGAATAAACAAAACAAAATCATATGGCTGGAAAAGGAGGAGCAAGACCAGGAGCAGGTCGTAAACCAAAAGATGAAGAAAATAGAATAAGAGATTTGATGAAGCCTTATTCACTAGATGCAGTAAAGTGTTTAGCTAACATTATAAAGAATGAAAACGCTCGAGATAGTGATAGAATTAGTGCTTCTAAGCTAGTTATTGAATACACTTATGGTAAGCCTAAAGAAACAGTTGAAACAACACACAACGTTAACACATTTGATATTAAACAAGTTCTAGGATTTGGAGAATAAAGTTTTAATCAATCCTAAGTACACATCTTTGGTTAGTGAAGATAGTAGATACTTTGTTGTTACTGGTGGTCGTGGTAGTGGTAAGTCATTCGGAGTTACTATGTTTCTACTTGCACTAACTTATGAAGAGGGTCACACAATACTATTTACTAGATATACTTTAACATCTGCTCACGTTTCAATCATACCTGAGTTCTTAGAGAAAATAGAATTAATAAATAGATATTCAGATTTTCATATAACTAAGGATGAAATAATAAACCTAAAGACTGGTAGTAAGATTCTATTTAAAGGAATTAAAACAAGTTCAGGACAACAAACAGCATCTCTTAAGTCATTGGCTGGTGTTACTACTTGGGTGCTCGATGAGGCAGAAGAGTTAACGGATGAAGAGATATTTGATAAGATAGATTTATCTATTAGGCATAAGTCAAAACAGAATAGAGTTATACTTGTACTCAATCCAGCTACTAAAGAACATTTTATTTATAATAAGTTCTTCCAACATAAAGGTGTTGATGCTGGGTTTAATGGTACTAAGTTAGATACTACATTTATTCACACTACCTACTTAGACAATCTTAAACACTTATCGGAATCATTCATTAATCAAGTTGAAGAAACGAAGAAGAGGAGACCTGAAAAGTATCGACACACTATCTTAGGGGGTTGGTTAAATCGTGCCGAAGGAATTATTTTCAGCAATTGGAAGATAGGAGAATTTAAACAAGTTTCTACTTCTGTATTCGGTCAAGATTATGGATTTAGTAATGACCCTAGTACATTAGTTGAAACTGCAATAGATGTATCTAACAAGGTTATTTATGTTAAGTTACACGTTTATAAGACACATCTAACAACAAGCGAACTAGCAATACTAAACAAGCAAAATGCTGGTAGCAATTTAATCATTGGAGATAATGCAGAACCTAGACTTATAAGTGAATTAAAAAGTAAGGGTTGTAATATAGTACCTTGTGTGAAGTATGCAATTAAAGAGGGTATAGCATTAATAAAAGATTACGATTTAATCATAGATGAAAACTCAACAGACTTAATTAAAGAATTGAATAATTACGCTTGGTTAGAAAAGAAGAGTGAGACTCCAGTAGATAAATTTAACCATGCTTTAGATGCACTTAGGTATGCAGTAACCTATCAATTAGTAAATCCAAATAGAGGTAAGTACAACATTTTATA